CTGATGAGGAATTTAGCTGTTCGTTGAAACGTTTTGACAAAGGCGAGTTTGTTGGTGAGGTCGGCGCTTCTATAGGCCGGTATGGTGACTCCTGCCCAGATGACACTGAATACAATAATCAAAGCGGCGAGTGTAAGCCTAAGCCGCAAGAGTGCAAGGAAGGCGAACTGTTCCCGGCCAAGGGCCCGGACTCGCCGGTAGTCACCTCGGGTGGCCGCAACTACGTTGGTGACGGTGGTGCGCCGATCGCCTGCTATCAGAGTTGCCAGTACGGCGGCAACCCCAGCCCGGCCAGTTGCTATCTGGTCAAAGGCTCCACCACGACGGGCTTCTGCAACTACATTCTCAAGGGCACCGGCCAAAGCTGCGGTGCCGACTCCTACACCTTCTCCCAGACCGGCGATTCGCTGAACCCGCCCGACACTCCGAACACCGATCCTTCCGACCCGAACGATCCCGGCTGCCCGCCCGGCTGGTCGTGGTCGGGGACTACCTGCGTCAAGACCCCGACCGATCCCACGGACCCAACCGACCCGACCACGCCGGGCGGTGACGGCGGCGGCGATGGCGGTGGAAACAATAACGGCGGCGGCAATGACGGTGGCACCGGCAATGGCGGCGACGGCAGCGGGGGAGGGGACGGCAACGGCGGGGGCGATGGTAGCGGCGACGGTGACGGCAGCGGCACGGGCGGCGATGGCAACGGCACCTGCGACCCGGCGAAAGAGAACTGCTCCACCGGCCCCGAAGGCCCCGGCGGCGAACTCAAGGAACCCACGCCCGGCACCTGGGATGACGCCATCGCCACCTGGGAAAAGAAGGTCGAGGAAGCCAAGAAAGAACTCAAGGCCAAGGTGAAGGCCAACGTCGATCAGATGAAGGGCGCCTTCGACCTCAACCTGGCGGAAGGCGGCGGGCAACTGCCCTGCGAGTCCATGACCATTTGGGGCAAGTCCTACTCCCTCTGTATCTCCGACTACGCCGGCCAACTCTCCAGCCTGCGCGTGGCGCTGCTGCTGATGGCCGCGCTGATCGCCGCCCTCATTCTGCTGAAGGACTGACCCTATGGAATGGCTCTCCGGTTTTCTCGATCAGATCATCGCCTTCTTCCAGTGGATCTGGGATTTCTTCGCCCAAGGCATCTATGACTTCGTGCGCGACGGACTGGTGGTCGCCACCAAGGCGTCGATGTACGCCGCGCTCCAGACCCTGATCCTGCTGATCGATGTCAGCTACACCGCCGCCCGCGAACTGATCGACAGCCTTGGCGTGCCGCAGATGATCCGCAGCATGTATGCCGCGCTGCCGGGGCCGATTGCGGCGGGGCTGGCCTTCTTCGGCGTGCCGCAGGCGCTGAACATCATCATGGTCGCGGCGGCGACGCGCTTCTGCATGCGCTTCGTGCCGTTCATTGGGAGGTGATCCGTGTCGATCAAGATCCACCACGGCCCCAATGGCTCCTACAAGACCTCCGGCGCGATCCAAGATGACGCCGTGCCCGCGCTGAAAGACGGGCGGGTGATCATCACCAACGTGCGCGGCTTCACCCTGGAGCGGGCCTATCAGGTCTTTCCGGACCTGCCCAACACGGCGGAAATCATCAACCTCGATCTGGAGTCGCTGGAAGACCTCGAAAAGATGCGCACGTGGTTCCAGTGGGCGCCCCGCGGGGCCTTCCTGATCTTCGACGAAACCCAACTGCTGTTTCCCAAGTCCTGGCGGGAAAAAGACCTCGAGCGCTTCGACTACCCCGGTGGACCGGAAGCGGCCCACGCCGCCGACCGCCCCATGGGCTGGCTCGACGCCTGGACCCGGCACCGGCATTTCAACTGGGACATTGTCCTCACCACGCCGAACATCTCCTACATCCGCGACGACATCCGCATGACCTGCGAGATGGCCTACAAGCATTCCAACCTCGCGGTGATCGGTATTCCCGGCCGCTACAAGGAGGCCCAGCATGACGCCCAACTCAACCGTCCGCCCGCCGATGGCACCATCATCGAATACAAGCGGATCCGAAAGCAGACCTTCGCCCTCTACCAGTCCACGGCCACCGGCAAGACCCAAGACACCAAGGCCGGCAAGAGTATGTTCCGGTCGCCTAAGCTGGTTCTTCTACTGGCATTGCTGGCCGGCACTATTGGCTTTGTCTGGTATATGGGGCCTCTGCGCACGATTGGCGGTCCGGCTGCTGCGACACCTGCCGACGCTCCTGGCGACCCTGCTCAAGCCCCTGCTGCGCCCGCTGCTGTGGCTGCTCCAGCGCGTCCTGCTGCGAATAGCTTTCTTCCTCCTGGGCTTGTACCTGATGGGCCTGCTGCTGCGCCTGTTGATCTGAACGCCCATCCCTTCGCCGATCGGCGGATCTCCATCCTTGCCCACGCCTACCGCAAGTCGCGGGGCGACATTTACATGTTCGCCCTGGACGATCCCACGGGCCGGCACCTGGAACTCACCAGTTGGCAACTGATCGGCTCCGGCTACCGGGTGACGCCCAAGGGCGAGTGCGTCGTAGAGCTTCGCTATGAGGACTGGAAACAGACCGTCACCTGTGCCGGGAGGCAGGCCGGCGCGGTGGCCAGCATCGCTCCGGCAGCGCCTGTTGCCGCCTCCGCAGACGCACCGGCCAGGGGCCAGTCGCCGCTGACCATCGTCCCCGATTCCGAATACGCCTCGCGCCCCTGGAGGCAGAAATGATCGATTGGGAATTCCTCGTCCCGGTGGCGATGGGCTGGGCGCTGCATCACTGGTGGACGGTGATGACGGCGCTAGCGGCGGTAGGGGGGCCGCCATGAGGGGCGGGCCGCGCCGCCGGCCGGGAGCGTAAGGCATGAGCGATAGGCCGAAGGCGCGGCCGACGCCCCTGTAACACGTCAGATAAGCCACCTATTGCGGTTTCAATTCGTACCAATTTGGATCGTTGAAGATGAAGAAAATCAGCCATCAAATTCGCGTCAGTATCGAGTCGGACGGTCAGGTCTTGGAAAGCCCGAAAGGGCGGTTGTTCTTCGACGACACCACGGCTCAATTCACCGACCTGTCAGGCGTGCGCATTCTGCGGTGCGGCGTGGATACGGTGCGGCAGTTGTACAACGGCAAACTCCGGCCGGAAGTCATGGCGCTGTTTGACCTCTCGGTGGATGTGGTCGAGTTCGCCGGCTACGAGTGGTCCAAGGGCCGCATCGGTCGCGACTCCGGCTATCAGTACCGCCTGCAGAACGCTGAAATGGGCCTGATCCTGCTGATCAAGAACCACAACATCAAGGTCGACACCATTGGCTCGCACCTCAAGATCGAGGTATCGCCTCACGCCCTTGATGGCGCCGATCCGCGCATCCTCCAAGGCGTGCTGGATGACTTGGCCGCTGCCGTGCTGAGTCACTGCGAAACCAACCAAGCCGCTGTGCATATCGCCCTGGACGTGCAGGGCTGGAAACCGCCTCGCGATCTGGTGGACCGCATGCATTGCCGCTCGCGCCGGGTACGGCAAATCAGCGGGATCGAGCGTATCGAGTTCGACGGCAACGCCTCGGTCTACGGGCGTGGCGAGACCTTCATGTTCGGCTCGGCCAACGGCCTGCAACTGTCGATTTATAACAAGACCCTCCAGGCTCGGGCCACCGACAAGCTCGACTATTGGGAAAGCGTGTGGGCAACCCTGAACGGGGATCCGTTCGGCGATGGCGACCCGGCCTATAACCCCCTGGAAACGGTGTGGCGGCTCGAATTCCGTTTCCACCACTCCATCGTCCAGCAATTCTCCGAAGGCTCGCGTATGGCCTCGGGGGAGGTCATTGGCTGCCGCACCTACGAGGGCCTCTGCCCGCACCTGCAAGGGCTGTGGAACTACGCCTGCGAAAGCTTCAAGCTGCTGAGCCGGACGGCGGTCTACGATCCGTTCTGGAGCCTGATCAGCCAGGACGCCCGTGTACAGGTCGAGTGCGATCCGCTGATCGAGCGCACCGAGTACCGGCGCTATTACAAGACCGCCAAGGGCTTCAGCGGGCGTAACTGCGAGATGTTCCTTGGCCAGTTCGTGAGCCTGATCGCGCGGGAGCGTGTCCCGGCAAAAAAGGCTATTGAGTCCGCCCGTAAATTGGAGTTCTGGCACGTTATCGAAGACCACTATCTCGCCAAGGGTTGGACTCGTCGCGATCTGGAAAGGCATATACACAAGCTGATGTGTGATCGGTATC